TACTGGGATGGTTGGTTTTGGGGGGAGTTATTAGATTAACTACCCTTTAAAGCATGACCCTCTGGGTAGGGCTGGATAGCATTGGCTACCACCCTTGGGGAAGCTATGCCTAAATAAATGTTGACATACTGGAAAAAGTGATATATATAATGTCAGCATAGGCATATCTGGCAACAGACCCTTAACCGCAGTGGATGCTGAAGATTGGCTGGCTTAACCAGCAAGCATATGGCCCTGACTCTCAGGCTTACCGTGGCGAGAACCCTGATCAATTAACTTAATGAGGTATTCAAATGAGCGTTTCTCTATCCAACGCCTTTGTTACTCTGTTCGATGCGGAAGTCAAGCAAGCCTACCAAGGTAAGGCAATGCTGGTTCCAGCGGTTCGCCAGCGTCGTGGAGTCGAAGGTTCAACTGTAAAGTTCCCCAAGGTCGGTCGTGGTGTTGCCACTGTCCGTGTTCCCCAAACTGATGTCACCCCTCTGAACGTAGCATTCAGCACCGTCACTTGTACGTTGGCTGATTACAACGCTGCTGAGTACAGCGACATCTTCTCTCAAGCTAAAGTCAACTTTGACGAGCGCCAAGAATTGGTGCAAGTTGTTGCTGGCGCTATGGGTCGCCGTCAAGACCAGATGATTCTGGATGCCTTGACTGGCTCTAGCACCAGCTTGACTGTTGCTAACAGCATCGGTGGTTCAACCACTAACATGAACGTAGCAAAACTGCGTGAAGCCAAGCGTTTGATGGACAAAGGTAATGTGCCACCCGATGGTCGCAATATCATCATCCACGCAAATGGCTTGTCCAACTTGCTGTCTGAAACCAGCGTTACCAGCTCCGACTTCAACAGTGTGAAAGCATTGGTGCAAGGCGACATCAACACATTCTTGGGATTCACATTCCATGTGTTGGGTGACCGTTCTGAAGGTGGCTTGGCAATTGATGGTTCTTTGGATCGTACTTGCTTTGCATTCCACAAGGATGCAGTGGGCTACGCCGAAGGTCTTGCAATGCGTACTGAGATCAACTACATCCCTGAGAAAACCTCTTGGTTGGTGAATGAAGTCTTCAGTGCTGGCGCTATTGCCATTGACGATGAAGGTATCGTCAAGATCACCTGCCGTGAAACTTAATCTAGGAGAACAACATGGCATTTTCATCTACAGGCTTTAACGCAATTGGTGGTCAATCTAAGGCTGGCAATGCTCCCGCAATTTATACCTACAGCAGTGCTGACGCTCAAAGCGTTATCCGTGCTTCTGGGTATTTCAATTCGGTGGCTTCCATTCTCAAGGTTGGCGACTTGATCTTCTGCTACTCGGCAACTGGTGGCACTCCTGTAATGTCTACCGCTTATGTGAATTCAAACACAGGTACTGTGGTTGACATCACTGACGGTGTGACCGTTACTGCAACTGACACTGATTAATCAGTAGTCAACTGAGTAGGCCAGTCACTGAGTATTCGGGGGCTGGCCTTTCTTACATTGAGAGGCACATATGGCAGCAGGCGATACAGGTATTTCAATTTGCTCAGATGCATTGATCATGCTGGGAGCCAAGGCTATTACGTCTTTCAATGACGGTACTGATGAGTCTAGTGCTTGTGATCGCTTGTATGGCGACATCAGAGACTCTACGCTTGCCACCTATCCGTGGACATTCAGCTTTAAAAAGGTTCAATTAGCGCAGTTGCTGACAAACCCAACTTCCGTGTGGAAGTACCAGTATCAACTGCCTGGCGACAAAATCTCCAACCCTCGTGCTGTTTACAACTCAGCCAACCCTGGCAGTCCTGTGCAAAAGGATTGGGAGATCCAAGGCGATGTCTTGTTGACCAACCTGACCAGCGTCTACATTGACTACCAGTACAGCCTTGGCGAGTTTGGCATGCCCCAATACTTTGTCCAACTGCTCAAGTACATGATGGCTTGGCACTTGGCAATGCCCATTACCGAACAAACAGACAAAGCCCAATACTGGCAACGTGTTGCAGTTGGCGACATTTCAGAGAATGGTCGTGGCGGTTACTTCCGCACAGCCATGCAAATTGACGGACAGAACAACCCAGTGCGGGTGATTGAAGACTACAGCCTGATTGCAGTGAGGAACTGATGGCACGTTTTGTTGACGTTACCACCAACTTTTCCACAGGAGAGCTTGATCCTTTGCTCCGTGCAAGGGTGGATCTGGCTACTTACTCCAATGCGTTGGCAAAGGCGACAAACGTACTGATCCAACCCCAAGGTGGTTTGCGCCGCAGACCAGGCTTAAAACACATCCTAGAGCTTCCCAACAGCAGTACCCCATCAGCAGGCAATGGTGTGCGTCTTGTGCCGTTTCAGTTCTCTGTGGACGACAGCTACATGCTGTGCTTTACCCATCAGCGCATGTACATCATCAAGGCTGGTGCTGTCATTGCAAACATCAATGGCACTGGCAACAACTACCTGACCACCACAGTTACCTCCAGCATGGTTGACGACATGTGCTGGACTCAGTCTGCCGATACGCTGATCGTTGTCCACCCAGATTTACAGCCAGTCAAGATTGTGCGTGGCGGCACAGATGCCACATGGACGGCAACATCGATAACATTTGACAGCATTCCCAAGTATGCTTTCACCCTGACCACCACCAACCCAGCGGCGACACTGACACCAAGTGCTGTCTCTGGCAACATCACATTGACGGCATCTGCTGGCGTATTTAGCGCAGGCAGTGTTAACCAATATGTGAATGTGAGTCCACAGGGTCGGGCAAGGATTGTGGCGTACACCAGCACTACTGTTGTGAGTGCCATCACAGAATACCCATTCTTCAGCACCTCAGCCATTGCAAGTGGTAGCTGGGAATATCAGTCTGGCTATGAAGATGTGTGGTCATCTGGCAAGGGCTGGCCTAGGTCGGTGACTTTCCATGAAGGTCGCTTGTACTTTGGTGGCTCCAAGTCACGCCCATCTACTGTTTGGGGTAGCAAGATTGCGCTGTTCTTTGACTTTGCTCCAACAGAGTCATTGGATGACGATGCGGTTGAAGCCACGCTGGACACCAACGAATTGAACGTGATCACTGACATCATCAGCTCTCGTGACTTCCAAGTGTTCACGACTGGTGGTGAGTTTTATGTGCCTCAGTCTGGCACAGATCCAGTTACCCCACTGACATTCACATTCAAGAACGTCAGCAGAAACGGCATCAAGCCTGGCACTCGTGTGCAGTCTGTTGACTCTGGCTCTGTGTACATCCAGCGCCAAGGCAAGTCGCTCAACGAGTTTGTGTTCTCTGATACCCAGTTGACCTACATCACTCAGCGCATCTCGCTGTTCTCTGGTCACTTGCTGAAGAACCCTGAGCGCATTGCATTGCGCCGTGCGTCCAGCACAGAGGACGCTGACTTGCTGTTGATGACCAATACGCAAGATGGCAGCATGGCGGCATTCAGCGTCATGCGCTCACAGCAGGTCACAAGCCCATCTGAGTTCACAACCGATGGAAGATTCTTGGACGTTGGCGTAGATATCACCAACATATACACAGTCACCAAGCGAACATTCAATTCTGTTGACAGGTATTTTGTTGAGCTGTTTACAGATACGCTGTTCACAGATTGCGCATTCATTGGCGGTGCTGCGGCAAGCGCCAGCAGTCTGCCTCACGTTGGCAAGGCTTTGAACGTGATCACAGATGGCGTGGTGCAGTCCAATGAGACTGTCAGCGGTGGTGGTTCCGTGACGTTTGATCGTTCCAGCACCACATCGTATGAGGTTGGTTTGCCAATCACTGTGTACGTCAAGACCATGCCTGTTGAGGTCAAGTTGCAGACTGGCTCTCGTTTGTCGTTCAAGAAGCGCATTGTCGAGATCAGCCCAATTGTGAAAGACACACAGCACCTGATCATCAACAATCAGCCAGTGGCTTTTAGGTTGTTTGACAACGCATTGCTTGATGACCCTGAGCCAACATTTACTGGCGTTAAACGTGTGAATGGCGTACTTGGCTACAGTAGAGAACAATCCATTGAAGTACAACAAAATCTACCCTTGAAGATGACCTTGCTTGGCTTGGACTACAGGGTGGCGGTACATCCAGGGACATAAAAAATGGCAACAAAATACGAAGCGGCAGCAGGATTCATAACGGCTTATGGGCAATCACAAGCCCAGCAAGCTGCCGCTATCAATCAGCAAACTGGCTACATGGTGCAAGCCAGAGACAACTTGGCTATTGCTGGTGTTCGTGCCGACATGGACAACCAGTACGCAGAAATTCAAGCTGGTCGTATTCTGAAGAAGGCAGAGAATGAAGCTATGAACTACCAGATCGCTGGTAACTCATTGCTGAAGAATATGCGAGCAACCAATGCTTCCATGCGAGCAAGAGCGGCGGCAAGCGGTGTGGTTGTTGGAGAAGGATCATATGCGGCTGTTGCTCGTGAGAATGTGGCAGCAACCATGCGTGATGTTGGCATTGCTGACTTGAATGCTTTGACAGCCAAAGTGCTTGGCTTTGAAGATGCAAGCGCCATGATCCAGTCAACCCAGTATCAGACATTTCTGAACAACTTCTCTGCACAGCGTCAAGCTGGTCAATACGAGATGGCGGCTTCTAATGCTCGTACACAGGGTAATTTGTTGTCTAATTACACATTGGTCAAAGGTGGTATTGACTTGGCTAAAACTTATGTGCCATCAGCGCCTAAGAAAGGAACGTAATGGCTACAAGAATTGAATCAGGACAGATCCAACTGCGTAGTGCTGGCAATGTGCCAATGCAACAGATCCAGCCACAGGCTGTAGATCAGGTTGGTTTCAGAGCGCAAGCGAAAACTGCTGACACTTTGGGTCAGGTGCTTGATCGCATGAGTGGTGCATTGTTTGAGCAGGCTGGAAAAAAAGCTCAAGAGCAAGCGTTGAATGATTACTTCAACAACTACCGTGTCACCGACAAGCAAATTGAAGATGCAAAGAATGGCATCCCAGTAGATTTGTCGCTTGGCAAAGGTTTCAGCATTTACGACATTGCTTTGCAAAAAGCTCGTAGCTATGAATTGTCTGGTCGCTTTGAAGTAGAAGCAAAGAACGAACACAACGTAATCTATGACAAGCTCATAAACAATGAGATATCTGTCCAAGATGCCGCCACCAAAATGAAGAGCGTGACTGATGGATACAGTCGTGTGCTTGGCAAAGAAGATGGTGAAGCTGCTCTAAAGTTTGTCAGTTCCATGGGAATGCATGCCAGCACAATCATGGCAAAAGGATTTGAGCTTGAGTCAAAGCGCAAACGTGAGCAAGATGTAGTCACACTTCAGCAAGCACTGTTCAACGAAATTAAGATGCTTCAGCCTACACAAGAACACTAGATAACTTGAGATATGGAAAACTTGGTAATCTGACTCACATCGCTCAAGACTTATATGCTGTTGATAGAACTGCACTTGATGATGTTTCAAAAAGTGTAATGCAAGCTGTTGCAGATCGCAGAACAAACAATGAAGATGCTCAGAAAGAAGAGAAGCGCAAAAGGGAATCTGATGCAAATACTCTGATGATTGAGTTTCATCAGAAGGGTACGTCAACAAAACGCAAGGAAGACATTGCGTTGCAAGTGGCAAAGATGGGTGTTTTCTCTATTGAGCAATTGGACAAGTACTTGAGTCCTGAGCCAAAGGATGGTGACCCATATGCGTATCCAAACATTGAGACACGCATTGTTTTTGGCGACTTTAATCAGGAAAAGGCAGATGCTATGCGTTACTTGCGCCGTGTGTCTGGTGTGCCAGATGTTGCAAGCTTGTTTTCTAGCGCAAGTGACGAGCATAAGATTGTCAAGAATAACAAAATTAATGACATCTTTGAGTTTCAAGTAAATACGTTTAGACAAACCAACCCTGGCGTTCCAATCCCATACAAGCAAATTGCTCGTCAAGCCGAAGAAACATACAACACTGGTGATCGTGCTGATTCTGTCAAGTCAAAAGCTCGCACTGACATAAACAACACTATTAATGATTTGACTTCAAGTAAAAAATTACCTGCTGGCACTGTCATTGACGAAAACACAAACATTGACGACTTGGCTAAACGATACAAGCTCAACGAAAACGACACTACTTATTTGCGTCAACGGCAAAAAACATTGCGTGGTAACTGATGGCAACAAAACTTGAACAATCATTGATCGACAACTACTTGAATGCAACGTATCCACCGTTGCCTGTGGAGACTACTGGCTCTATTCAAGAGACACCTCGCAACAAATACCAACAAGCTCTTGGTGCTATTGGTACAGCCATTCAAACTGGTGCAGATGCTGTTGATTTCAATGTAATTGGATTTCCAAATGTTGGATATCTGACATTGAAAGATCTGACTGTTGGTGATCTTGGTCGTGTGCTAGAGCAGATAAGCTACGGTGAGTACCCAATT